GTTTCCCAGTCACGATCAAATATTCTACCCCGTTCAGATCCACAGTAGTTACATCAGTGTTCTCTGTACGTCTGGTCTACAGGAGCTCCATGAAATCTCGTGGATGAAGATACGTAAGATGTTCGAAGTTCCTGGATGTATCTGTTGATGTAGTGGTCTCGTATCGGATCTGATCTACTCTTGTTACATCAACGGGGATCTTCAAAAGATTCGGAGTACTTGTATCACTGACACTCTCAAGAGGTTCAAGAACAGACAAATGAGGCCAGTCATCCCGATCCATCATGTCATAGTACAACGTACGGGCCTCAGAAGCGATCTGAGAGCTTTCTGGAGTACTGGTGATACTGTTCACCGAATCGTGATTCATCTTGCTCAGAACGTCTTGTACGATCTCTAACAAGGAGAGTCTGTTCCTAGCCATTATGATCTCGAGATAGTTAAGATGATAGTCGCGGAGATAGTATTTGTACTAGCACCGTCTGAAGTGATATTGATATAATCTGATGTAGTAACTGTGTTACCTGCGGTAGGTGTAGCTGTATCCAGATCACCTGCAGCACTGCCGCTGTAAGCGATCGTAACCGCTCCATTGGTCATTGCTGAGTTGTTAACCTTCGCTGTTAGAGTAACATCCGCGGTAGCGATTGTCCCCCACAGGACGGTGTGGATACCTGTTACGGTACCGTTGAAAGCAACAGGAAGATAGATATCTCCTGCTGTACTGACATCGTCGAACACGATACTGATGTACTCAGTCTTACCTGTGATCTCTGACTCAGTTAACTGTCTGAGCTCTCCTGTATTAGCGGTTGTGCTGCTAGGAGTTAGTACCTTCCCCGCGTCAGATGTACTAGCGGAATCAATCCCTTTGGGTTCATGTAGTTGAGAGCCAGTTAATGTATTATGTTCTGCCATTTAAAAGTTCCATTGTTCAGACATCGCATCTGCTATGCCTTGATATGTTTTAGATCTTTCCTTCCACCTATCTGGTGAGGGACCTAACTTGTTCTGCCCCGAAGGGGTTTGATTACTGTAGATCTTCTTCTTGATCACCTCGGTCGGCACGAGAGGGGGGAGATCTTTTAACCACAGGCAAGTCTTCTTGCTTGCGTCATGACCGAACATCCAGGGTTGAATGATCTGATCTGGTTTTCTCCATTTGGTGGAGATAACACTTACTGGATTCTCTACACATATCTTAGGTATAGGGGCCGTGGCAAGTGCTAAGAAAAATTCTAAAGCGAGCTTTTGTTCTTCCTCTTTCCCTTTGAACCATCTAGCGCCGCTTACTGCTAGGTGTGTACAGGGAGGATGAGCAACCATAAGATCCCATCCTTGATCTAATACTTCTAAGACATCCCCTTGGATATGATCTCCAGGAACCTCTGTCGGCAGAAGATCACATGAAACTGCCTGATGGCCTTTCTTCTTAAAAGCCTCTCTGACTATTCCAGAGAATTCGCATGCTATGAGTACTTTCATAAGAAAGCCGAGGCCCCCGAAGGGGCCAGGCTAACTAGCTTACAGAGAACCTACGATTCCTGAGATAGGATCAGTAGGAGTTGCATCAGGCATTGGTCGCAGATACTCAATAGTAACTACGCCAGCACCAGCAGTATAAGTACCAGTAACAACCGTACCGAAATACGCGTCAGCAGTACCGACACTGGCATCGCCAGTCATCAAAGCGCCATCGAAATCGATAACAGCATTCAACGTCAGAGCAGCCGTAAGGACTGCAACGTCAAAGCCATCATCATCGATAGCGGTACCAGCACTGTTCATCGTACCGAAGTCGATGTTCGTGCCGCCTGTCCAAGCAGTAGTTACGCGGAAGTTACCGCGCAGGATACTGGAATTGGCAGGGATCGGAATGCTCTTAGAACTCGGAGCAGTACCGATAGCCGGCATGTCGTCATAGTTCAGAGCAAATTGAAGAACCTCGATGTTGCCTTCAGTACGGACAGTTGCCGCGTTAGGATTCTTAGAATCCCGTGCGCCAAAACCTACTACAAGGCCATCGCTATTGGTCCATGTGCTTGCGCGAGACATAACTATTCCTTATGATAGGGTCGTACTTGAAATACAAGTAACGAGGTTTTCAGGGCGATACAGCTTCAAGCCGAATCGAGCGGACATCTGATGATATTCAGTTTCTTTATCATCATCTCTCCAAGAACCGATTCGCGGACGTCGACGCCAAGCGCCAATGAACGGAAGGGTTTCTCGGTCAGATGCTGAGAAGAAAATGTTACAAACGTCGCCAGCGACCGTAGCAGTAGTGTTACCTTGGTAGTCAGTCAGAGAGGATTCTGCTGCATCTTCGGTATCCAGGTAGTTACTCGTATAGAGATCAATACCATAGATATTTCGGATGAAGCGGAAACCAGAACCGATACCAGTTTCGATAACGCCACGATACTGAGCGTTGTCAGATGTGGTGACCTGTGAGCCGACGTTCACGTTGAACTCGAAAGAAGGATCGACGATGCCGATCATAGCGCCGCGGTTAACAGCAGCTTTCTTCAGAGACAAGCTTACATAAGCGAGGTCATTCAGGGTGATAATACGACCAGAACCATTCGCAGTGAAGCGATGGTATTCACCATTGATGGCGTTGCCATCGTTGTTGGTCTGTTCACGTTGCAGACGCAGAACACGGCTTTCGAGATATTCTTCGAAGGCGCGAGTCATGCGGTCAGGCAGAGTCTGGAGGACTTGAGGAGCCATGAAGTCTTCTTCAAGGAACACATCCGTGAAGGACGTCTTAACGCCGACAAATTCGTTGATGTTAAAAACGAATTGACCGGAATCGGGACGTCGATCAGGCAAGCTCGTAGCTTCTGCCATTTGGTCAACGGTCAGCTCTCCCACAGAATTGATCTTGTAGTTAGATCCATCTGAGAAATCGCCGATGTAGTTAACCCACTGCTCAGCAAACAGGTCATCACGCAGAACTTGTTTCAACATAGTGTTGAAGATCTCGTTCCGGTGAAAATGGTCATCACCCCATGTGGAGTCAAGAGACATTTTAGTACCTTAGTTGAGGTTAATTCTTCTGAGCTTTCTCAAGAATCCGAAGACGTTGTTGCTTTTGCCATTCAGGATCGTTCCAAAGTTTTCGGGCAGCCATGCCTTCCTCTGTGGACATATCTCTCTGTGCTCTAGCGACTCGTTCGAATTCAGATTCTTGTCGCTCTGTGTCGCCACCTTGAGGTGGACGAACAGAAGAATGTGTGGGTGCAGGGCCAGTAGATCGTTTGTTCGCATCCATCAAACTCAACAGAGCTTCGGGAGTTTCAGCTCCCATCAGAAGTAACTGTTCATTAGTCATGTTCAGTTCCTTCGCTCTCTGTGCCATATAATCTTCGTACTTATCTCCGTGTCTCTCAGAGAGAGCTGAGATCACTGTATCGAAGTTCTGTTGGCGAGCTTGTTGTTGTTCACGTTCAGATAATCTATCGAAAACCTGCTGCTCAATTTGTGCTGCAATACTGGTAGCGTCGAACTCTGGGGCTGTCGGCCTTTCTGGATCGCTTGCGCCTGCATCTCGCATCTGGGCTAAGTATTCTTCAAACGAGGATTTACTTTCTAACTCTTCTTTCGCAGCCCGAAGCTCATCTTCCAATTGCTGCTTCTCCGTTTTCAGGGTTTCAATGAAACCTTGAGCATGGTTGTTGCGATTAACGAGTTTGTCGATATCTTCCTTGTTAAAGCTGAAGTTACTTCCACCGGTAGAACCTTCCGGGTCAGTCGGGTTCGTATCTTGGTCAGGGGTCGCCTGGGTAGGATCATTGACGTCTGTCATTTTTACTCCTCGGGTAGATTATTTAGCACACGTCGGTAGCCCCGTCGCTCACCTACGTGTGTCGCTAGCTCGGTGATATCAAAAGAAGACATAGCTTCTTCATCAATCACCTTACCAGCGATCTCGTCCGTCAGCCACTTTCGTAGCTGGCGGGCTAGAACAGAGTTCTTAAGCTCATGTTCAAGATTCTTTTGTTGCTCTTCCGTGAGACCTCTGGTGAATTGAACCGGTAGTCTCATTCTAATCCTTCATCAATAGGTATCTGTTGTTCGACTTCAATCTGTTCATCTGCTGCAGATTTCAGTCTGTTGTATTCTAGCTCTTCGTTCACTCTGCCGAACTGTTCGTACAGGTCTAAACGTTTGAATCCTAAGATATCTTCCCAAACCTTAGCTAAGTTGCTAGCAGGGAAGTGTTGAGCCATCATAGGATCTTGTTGTAGTACACCTTGGAGCTGCATCAGCTCTTGTGCCATACTAGCTTGTCGTGCGAAGTGTCGTGCTCCGATCGGTACGATCTTACCGTTTGAAGTAAGATCTGCTTTCGTGATCTGAAGGAACTCAGCCACACCAAGGTCTGTATCAAGTACACGTACCAGATCAGTACCATCGATATGTTGACGAGCTACTTCGATCTCAGCATTCAAGATCGGCTCTACGAATTGTTCTTCGAAGTAATTGATCTTATGTTGGAACATCCGTGAAGCACTGTTCGTAAGAGTTTGTACTTCGAACTTCGTCTTCTCGCCAGGGGTTCTGATACCCATGGCTTCTCGTGGTGCTCCTGCGTACTCTTCCATCTGTTGCTCTTTACGTTCAATCTGGAAGTCAGCATTCAGGATCGTAGTATCGGGAGCAAGGTGACCTACGTCTCCACCGATACTTACATCAGTAACGTAGTAATCCAAGGCTGCGCCTCGACGCTCAACTTCTACATCCCCTTTGAACACACGGTCTGGGTCGAGCATCTGATCAAAGCCATCAGCCCGAGAGTTCTCGAGGTGGTTGATCAGGTACTGCATACCTACTAGGTTATCTAGTGGGCCCATACCCCAAAGGTTATCAGGGCGAACTCGCCATGCGACATGGAAGATATTAGGATATCCTGTCCATGTTTTCAGCGGCTCGTTTCGTATCACGTACTGTCTGTCGACAATCGTGATCACTCGGTTCTTCAGGAACTTACCTTGATCTTCATCATAGATATCCCCGTAGAACTCTAGGATCTCAACATATCCAGACTTGTAGTACATACTCGGTGAACCGAAGCCGTCGTACTGCATCTGAATATGCTTATCGACCGCTGTATCCGTGAAGCGTTTCAGAACTTCACGGTTCTTTGTGATCGTATCCACGATCTCTTCAGAGTATCCAAGTTCTGGGTTCTCTTCGAGATCTCTGTGTAACTCGCCAAGAGTCTTCAAAGATCGAATGATCTTAGGAGACTTCTTAAAACTTGTTGCTAGTGGATTAAAAACAATGTCGTCAGGACTAATCCTGTACACACTAGGGCCGACGTAGCCGGGTAGGTTTTCACCAGTGTCCGGATCTTGGTGTAGCTCTTGCTGATATGTGACTCCAGCGAACGCATTGCCGTAGATAATCCAATCATTGAGTAGCTCCTGTATAGTAACTCGGAAGTTGTTTAGTCTGTTCTTGGTTTGGATATAAGCAAGAACTGCTTGTTTCTTATCGAACTCTTCTGCCTCTGGCTCTTGGCCTTCGAAGCGAAGCCAATCGTCATGAGGGAACAAGGCGCTCATGTAATTAGCTAGAAGGTTATCATGGATCTGAGCGATCTTAGGAATATGCGTACTGTGCATATGATCGTTCTGAACATTAGTTGTTTCTTTTGTACTTGTAGCTAGAAGATATTTTTTGTTTTCTTCTACACGTGAGCGCCACTCAGCCTTGGTACCATTCCAATGTACCCAGGTGTTACTGACCTCTGTCGCTAAAGGCTGGCCTTCAACGAGTTCAAAATCTAGACTTCCAGCGCCGCTCATTCTGCTTTCCCTTTGTTCCAAACGCGGGAGCCTTCGGAATCTATGTGTTGTACTTGTTTATCCAGAGTCTTAGTCCTCTCATTCACGGCGGTAGCGACCTCTTCAACCTTCAGAAGTCTGCTCTCTAAAAGAACAGATCTATTTTCTAGATTAGAAAGCCGGCTTCCAGAACTATGAACAACCTCCGATCGGTCTCTTAAGGTATCTAAGGCCAGATCAGCCTTCTCTTTGATAGGATCTTGTGTTGTTTGCATATACAACAGGAAACTTATCACAAGAGCTCCGATACCTATCCAATTTGTGGGTTGATTCTTTGCAGCCTTAAGGTCTGTAAGATCTAAAGAAACTTGCTTCAATACAGGACCAATGCTGGCGATATCTTGCTCGACCTTTCCTAGTCGGGAGTACACATCCTGGATATCATGCACTTTAATTGTTTCTTCTCTCATATCATCTTACTTCTGTGTTTCCACAAAGATTACCTTACTCTTGCTCGACCGCCGAATCTCCCTTGAACAACATTATCCTCTGAGACGTACTCTTGAAGTTTATGCTGAACAGCCGGAGGCTTAGCGATACTGATTGCTGCACACAACGCGTCTTTTAAGTCGTCGTGTCTGGGTTTGGCGGAGACGAGTTCTTCTTCAAGGACCGGCGTAAGACCTCCTCTCGCATGGAATACACTTTTGCTGTGGTATCTTGGTTCGAGGACAGAGGCCCAGTTTTCGAGTTTCCCCATTGTTCTACTATTAGCGGCCCGTCTCTCAACAACAAGAGAGCCTCCATTTCGGCGGACATGATTCTCAATTTCCTGTGCAATGAGACTTCCTGCCGCATTTGTCTCAACAAGTAATTTTTTGAATGCCCATTCATTCTGTAATGAGATAATACGTTCGTAGTAAGTAAGGAAGTCGCTCGTTCTGAAGCGGTCCAAGCCCAGAACATAAATGAACCCATCGTGGTCAATACCGATAACAGCAATCGCTGTGTAGTCAGAGCGATCTGTCTCGCTCCATGCGACGTCCATCGCTGCAAAAACATTAAGCTTCTTGTTCTTATAGAAGACTCTTTGGTTCTTGTGTGCGATGAATCTTGGGTCATAGTATTGAAACCTATCTGTGCCAATTCGTTGAGTACCAACATCATTAGGATCGTTGTAGTACTGAGAATAAAAATGTACTACGCCTTGATGCGCCGTGTAGTCTGCCTTGATCTTCGCGAGTTCCTTAGGATCGAACCCGTATCCCTTCCCTTGTTCAATCGGGGATTCTGTTCTAGGCCAGAGATACCGGCCTAAGCCTGAACGATCTGGAGAATCCTCTACGACCCTTTCAAGGACATCCCATGCAGGTTTCTCGCCTACGAAACTCTGAGTTTCCTCGTTCCAGATCTGTACCTTAGATTCCATCATACTGTTGTATGAATCTTCTGGGTGGTATCGAGTACCTACCGCTTTGATCCAACCGCCTGGGTTCAGGACCGAAGAGAAATACCCGATGGCACCATTCAATTCTTCCCGACCATTCGCTGTATTAGCAAAGGCCGGAACTACGACGTCGTCAAACACTAAGCCGTCACAGTGAAGACCCGTAGCATTTGATTTCACGGTCTTGATGATCATGGTGTGATCTCGGACGCCGTATTCTTTCCTTATGGGGTGGTCTACGTCAAAAGCGTAAGCTGACCATGCCCCTCGTTCTGTCTTCCCTGACGCTGAGACTTTCCTCTCAGTGAACATCTCCGGCCAAAGAGTCCTGTACATATCACTGGTCATCATCTGCTTGATAGCAAATAACTGCGCCTTAGCTAGATCGTCTTGCGAAGCAAGGTACACGATCGTAGTCCAAGGAGCTCTAGTGATCTGCCATGCACAATACACGGCAATACAGTGAGACTTCAGGTGACCGCGAGGGAGAAGCAGAAGTTGTCGTTCGTTAGCTTCAGGATCCCCGAGCCAACTGAAAACTTCCTGATGAACATCCCCGTACATATACGTAGGGTTCATCGTTACCGCAAAGGAGTACAGACTCTCGATGCACTCTTCAACGAGATTCCGGATCTCAGGCCGTTTGGCCTTATGAAGCTCGCCGAGAGTTGTCACTTAGTTTGTGCCTTGATACTCACTAGTCGGGCTGCGGTTTTATTCAAGAGCTCTTGCTCTTGTTGGTTTACTTTTTCTTGTTGTTTCTTAGCTTCCTGATTAGCTTTCTCTTCTTTCTTAGCTTCATAGATCACACGTGCCGCAGTAAGATTTCCATCCTCAGCAGCCTTCAAGAGCATCTTACGAGCCTTGGTTTGATCCATCATCAGTTTCTCTTCTCGCCATGCATCAATCATTTTCTTTGCATGAGGAGCTTCAGCAACAGCCTTCCAGTGTTCCCAGTTCGTAACGAACTTCATAGCAGCTTCGTATTCAGTATCACAACTCAGATAAACTTCACGAGCTTCATCTTCTGGATAGATAGCTTCAGCGTTACCTCGTGGGCCACGCTCTTTGTAGAAGATCCCTACCTTCCAGCGACCTGTTGCATCGACATGTTCTTTACTTATAATTGGATATTTTTGCATATTAACTATCCTCTTCTAAGATTCCGCCAAGCGTACTTAAGAAGGTAACAGCGTAAGTCCCCGAAGTCCCTGTACGATTCTCAAGATACAGAGTATCATTAGTATGAGCGCCTATAGTAAGCTTCACATCATTACCTGTAGTACCAGTTAACACCGTGTTATTGATTTCAAAGTTTGCACTAGTAGTACCAATTGATACACACTCTGGAGAGGTGCCTACACGAAAAGCGAAAATACCTGCGTAGTGTGCTCCGGGAGTTGTACTTGCAACTACTACAATACCAGAAGTCTGTGCGTCAAACTCCCATGAGGTGGCAGCATCATCGGCAACTGTGTAAGTGTCTCCACTCAGGAAGCCGCTAGAGTTTGTTTCTCCATGGTATCGTCGTGTTTGATTGAACTGCCAATCCGCATTAGTCCTGTTACCAGTAACTAGCGTAGTGATATTCAATTGATTCCTACTAATAGCACTAACTTCTTGTGCTGCAGAGTTCACTAGAACCGCTGGATCAAGAGAGGCTTGTGATGTACCTGTAACTAACATCTCATCGATTGATACGCCCCGAGTAGCAACCTCTGTGATATTGCCGACTTCGATCGCGTTCGTAAGCATATCGACGTATCGGTTATTCGTCAAGAACAAGGATCGACCTGCGATATAAATACCCGCTCTTACAGGAGCTCCGGCTGCAACATCGTTACCACCGAATGCGCAATTTTCTATATTACTAGATTCTCCGTAGAACCACCATGCGTGTAAGGAGTTCCTCACAGCCGCATCTGTTGCATTACGAAAAGAGTCTACATCCATACATCGGATTCTATAAGGGTAATTCAGCGAGGAGTCATCGCCACCGCCACGTACAGCATGTCCGCCATTGTCTTGGATAACCCCAGAGTGGATAAAGATCCCGCCAGGGCGAGTCTTGTTTGTTCGAGAAGTTAACTCTCCATTGTCTATTACAACACCATGTCCGTCATTATCGTGGATACGGAAATTATGTAGTACCCCTCCAAAGAATCCATTCACAAAACAGATACCATGTCCCGGCTGATTACCGATTTTGATATTAGAGTACTCAAAATGTTTTGCTGTCACAGAAGCCGAGTCTGCAGGTTCATGGAGAATACCACAGTTCGTCGCAGTAAGGGCTGCTGCAGTCCGAGTTGCATTCGCTGTGATGGTCATATCTTTGACCCCAGAGTGAGCACCCATGACACGGATAACAGGATTAGTTGTATGTGATCCAGTGATCACAGTACTATCAACTCCGTCGCCTTTTAAAATAACGCCGAAATTTGTACAAGTTAATACTGCACTAGTTAAGTATTCCCCTGCAGGGAAATACACGTACCCGCCATTAGATTGCTCTACGGCTGTAATAGCTGCTTGTATTGCAGTAGTATCGTCGGTAGCCCCGTCGCCTATAGCGCCGTAGTCTTTAACGTTCGCACTGAAGAAGTTATCAATACCATCCCAAACTGAACCTTTTACTTTTGTTAATGCCATTATCAGGCTCCGTTATTACTACGAGAAATCTCAACGTAGTTCGATCCGTTATGAAGAAGTACTAGTCTATCCTCTTGATTGTCCATAGAGAAATCTCCTGCGAGAACTAAATTCCCAGTTCCATCTTTAGCAACAACAGTTCTCGCAGAACTAACAGGGCTTATAATAAGAAGATGGCCGCTGTATCCGCCATTGATAGTATCAAGATCATCAGTACTCGCAGCGCTTTCTGTATCTATTCTATGATACGCACCGTCTACTGTGACAGCGCCTGTAGCGATTGTGAGATCCCCAGAGGTTAAAACAACAGGCCCCATTTGAATAACACGAGTACTTGTTCCATTATCAATAATAGTATTATTAGATACTCCTGCTTGAGTATCTAAAGCAGACCACTCAATAATACAACTGGTTGAATTAGAGTCTATAGAGACTATTCTATCCCAAGTAGCGCTATCAGGAGTTTCTATAACGGGTCGAAGAACTTTCACCCTTGTGCCAAAAGTTACAGTAACGTGAGAAACCGAAGGATTTGTGGTTCCTTCATGCACTACTCTGGGATTCTGAAGAGTAAAATCAGTTTGCCCATCAATAAAGAAGGGGGCTTTTCCGGTAGCACCTGTGAAATCTTGGATCACTGTCATATCTGAAATTCTGTTATGCACATTGTGCCAAGCAGAAGTACCGACAGAATCTATTGCGCGTAATCCCCAAGCATCTACGGCTCTAAGATCTGCGATGATACCAGAAAGTTCACAGTACCCCACGTCTGTAAGCTGCAAAGCATTCTGATTAGAATCTCCTGCATCATCCGCGAGTTCTATAGTCCAATTTCCACCAGTTAATCTTTTAGTGTTCCAGATCTCAATACCTCGAGTAGCATTGTAGATTGAAACATTCGTAACAGAGACTGTTTCACCCTTTCGGATCTTAATAGCTGTGCTATCTCCATTTTCAGATTGGATATCACTAACTACTATTGTTTCAGGATGAGCACCTCCCCTGTTTGTAACATATAACTCATGACCGGGATCTGTACTTGCATCAGAATTCGTAGAGTCTATACAATCCTTACCTTTTATTCTAGAGACTCGAAGATGCTCTGGCTGTTGAGTTAAGATTCCAAAACAAAATGCATCGAATTGAACATCCTGAATATCAAGCATCCCAACTAAAGTTGCATCATTAGCGTTACTGCCTATATAATCTATACAGACGTTCCAGTCTAGAAATTCGCAATCTCTTATAGTAAGCCCTGCGCCTTCATACTGGCGAATAGCCGCATTAGCACCATTACCAAGACCGGCAATACCGGTGTTAATAGTTTTAGTAGATTGTTTGACTTGATTTTGAAGAATCCCATCAGTACTGTTATCAAAAGTCAATCCTTCAAAACGGATATTCGTTGCACCATTTTGAGCAAAGACTTCTAGTTCATTAGAAGCGGGTTTGATAACACTTACCCCAACTCCTGCACCACGAAAAACTATATTAGAGTGAGTAGAAGTTAAGGTAAAGATAGTACCTTGGTCTGTCGCAACAGAGTCTGTGGTAACAGAATAGGTTCCTGGAGGAAAGTAAATAACTCCTCCAGCGCTTGCTAAAGCCGTTATAGCAGAAGAGATAGCCGATGTATCATCAGTAGAACCATCCCCTGTAGCGCCAAAATCTGTAACGCTCAAGATTTCCGTTAAGCGAGCTTGTACATTTGTCTGTACAGCTCCTGTACGAGACGCTGTATAGGTTACACTGGCAGCATCTGTTGATCCGGCAGCGTCGAAAGAACTGATAATAAAAATTACCTGATCACCTGCGTCTAAACCTTCAGAGAACGTAATACTCGTAGTGCTAGTTTCGGTATAACTACTGGGAGACTGATAAACACCATTAATAAAAACACGAAGAGCGCCAATACCAATAGTATAACTATTACTGAGAGTAAAAACAGTCTGTGAAGCAGTCGCTGTATGCTCTTCATTAAGATACCCAGTGAACTCTGTAGTAGTATTGCCGCCTGTCCACTGACCATAAGTCAGAGGTTCACTAGTTTGTGTAGCACTAGGGAGATTCAGGATACGATTCGAGTTCATATCCAGATCATTCTGCATCGCGTTCGGTTCCCCAACAGGGTTATCGCGATACAGAACTTTATCGTTCAAGTGCTCTTCGATCAGATCATTGTTCTGTTCGAACAACGCTGTCGAGCTGAATCCAGAACTAGGATTCTGTAAAGTTAGCTTAGCCATTATTGAGTTACTGGATAAACAGTTACATTCAGATCAGGGGAAGTAGCGCCTGAAAGATTCACACGAAGTTGAGCATTGCCTGGGGCGAACACACGTTTAGCGAAATCTGAGGTGCCTGTTCCATCAGCAAGAGTAACGAAGTTCGTACTCGTCCCTTCGATCTGAATCGCTGCGGTACCTGAACCGAAGTCGCCTTCGATTACGATAACAAGTTCGTTCTTACTTGAGCTGAACTCTGGAGTTGAGCCGTCTGCGGCTAGGTTATAAGTGATCAATGTTGTTCCTATAGGTCTGTGACGAGCTCTTGTGAGATCACATCACGGATCAATTTAGAGCTGAGGTCGAGAGTTGTATCTGTATCAGCAGCTACGGTGGTTACGTTGAAGAACGCGGCTGTTGAATCGTTATCAAAAGCATCTCTGGATGTATAATAAACATCATAAGCCGTTTCTGCTGTAAGTCCACCGACTACAACCGAGACCGTCGCACCATCAGAGATATAAGTCTGGTTCCCAGAAGGCGCTGCTGAATCAGTTGAATCTGTACCTGCTCGGATCTGAGCTTCACTAGGAGCTGTTGCCCCATCTGCTAGAACCACAACGTAGAACGTTGCAGGGAATGATTCCTCTGAGATCGTAGTCCTTACCTGGATACTTGTATCCTGGATTGAACTCGCGAACGGCGTAACCGTGAAGCTTGGAGCTGTCGCGTCCGAGGTCTGAAGACCAAGACTTAGATGTCTGGTATAAAGACCTGGGACTAAGAGAGCGCGGACTGTCATCTAAGCAGTCCTGTTCACGTCAGTTGGGTTCGTGCCGTCATCCAATGTCAGAGTCATAGCTGCTGTGGTACCATCGAGTTGACGTACTGTCAGAGTAGTGCCTGAGACATCCGCATCCATCAAACGTTGATGAATCGCGAACAATGCTTGAGCTAGAGTAGGAGCCGAGCCGTCTGTAGCATAGCTCTCTGTCATCTGAGTGGTCAGGATATCTGATACCGCTGGATCGTTCAGAGCTGTGATCTGTGCAGGAATCGTAGTTCCTGTATCCACAAGGATTGCATCTACGTTCGAGTCTACTGTAGCTAGAGCTGTAGCTGTTGGGAGATCCTCAGCTACTCCGCCGACTTCATGAATATCTGCAGGCAGAGGCGTAGCACCGGATACTGCAGCTTCTAGGCCATCTGCGGCTGTAGTTGAACCAGATACTCGGGTAGCGTCTGCAAGAACGTATTCACCGAATGAACCGGCTGATACGTGGCCTGAGCGAGCTTCGTCCCAAACACCGTCGGCGATCTGTGCAACTGTCGCTGCATCGATACCGTCGGATACTAGAACGTACTGAGAGTCTGTGCTAGGAGTTGTGGTCCATGCCAGGGATACTGTAGCTACTTTGCTTGTTCCGTTGTAGTCGCTTACTTGGCGAGTTTGACCCGCACCTGTTCCTGCGATAATACGGACGAAGCCATAATTATAGAAATCATCTGTTGAGCTTGAACCTGTAGCATCCAAGGTAATAGTTGTACTCGTGCCAGCTTGTGCTGTACCTTCATGAGTAGGTTGGAAGATACTTCCGTACGAACCTTCTGAAGTATGATCGCCGTAAGCTTCATCCCATACCGCGTCTGCTACTGCAGAGGCTGTAGGAGCGGATGCGCCTGGGATACCGCCGAACGGTCGGATCACGAACACAGAATCTGAACTCGGGTTCGTTACCCAAGAGTCCTGAACCGTAGCTACCTTAGTAGTACCGTTGTAATCTGTAATAGTATTTGATTGACCTGCGCCTGTGCCGCCTACGATGTAGATCCTCTGATTGTTATAGAAGTCATCTGAGGCGGATGCTGAAGCATCCAGAGTGATAGTAGTACTAGCACCTGCTTGAGCCGTATTGGATCTGATGGTGTACATCGCTGCACCGAAACTTCCTGCGGCAACGTGTCCAGAGCTAGCTTCATCCCAGATATCATCTACACCAGTAGCGGAAAGCCGGTACCCAGTTTTATCAGATACTGTACCCGCGGTTACAAGCCCTGAACTCAGACTGATCTGACCTGTGCCGGTACCGCTCGAAAGAAGTACACTAGCACCTAGATCACGGCCTGTTTGAGCTGTGCCACTGATCGCTGTAGTATTAACATCCAGAGTATCGCCGCCATCTACCAGAGCGTCATTCAGCGCGGCTGCACGGAAACAGTACGTAGGAGATCGGAACGGGAGAGTTGCAGTTGTGTTCCCTGTGAACCAGCCGTACCCTTCTGTATCGTTATTGATAGTACCGCCTGATGCAGGAACCTCGAGAGTGTACATACCGTTACCTTGGTGTGTCCAGTCGTGTGTGCCTGATGTAGTCGGGACTACGTTAGTTTGTGTGAAGCTTCCCGCTGACGTGATGAAGTTCCAATTCAGGTCCATCCCCGCGTCGTTGTAAGCGATTGCTTCTTCGATCGTAGCGCCGTCAGTGGCGTCTACTAGTGGCATTGCGTTAACAGGTAACTCTGTCTGTGCAACATCCACATCTATATAAATTTGAGTCATCTAAAATTCCCTGTTAACTCAGTTGCATGTTGTAGTAGTATCTTGCTTGTGGGACCACTGATCCACCGCCGCCGACCGAAGGCTCATACACGACATGTGTCGCGGTTGGGCCTTTGTTATCAACACTGGTGAAGTCGATAGTTCCGGTTTCAGCCGTGGTAACAACTTTGTAGAAGCCCCCTCGCGCTTCGGCAGTGTCTCTCACGAGAACTGTTGTGCCGCTTGCCCCTGCGTATTCCGTATTTCCCGAATCTTCAAAGTAGCCAAATACCAGCGAGCCATCTACGTCTGTAGTGTAATCCTGGTTGTGTGTTGTAGCGTCTGGCGCGGTTATTACTTCTTCGTCTTGCGTTCTTGTTATCGGCGATGAAGCTAAACCGGACACCTCCAAGACAACAATGTAGGTGAAGACCGTTCCGTCATGATCTAGTGACAACGTAGTCGGAGCTGTGCCAATACTTTGGCAGCGGAAAAAAACAACGTCTCCGCTAGTTGGCTCAAAATCCGTCGCCCAGGTGTTGCTTTGGTTATCGCTCAGCCCTGCAATGGGGGCATTGAACGAGCGTGCCGCCACCAACAAAGATCGCCCAGAAGTAGGAGTGAACCCGAGCGTATAAACTGACGGGTCTGCACCTGTCCCGGTGTCGATTTCTGCGTTGTGGACAACTACAGTCATTAGCGTTGTGCCCCCACATTGGCCCAGTACGCCGGGTATGTACTACCGTCCCACTGCTGGTTTAAGTTGCCGTCTTCATCCTCGTAGTGGTTGCCGCCGAGGTCCGTAAGGTTTCCGATTGACGGCGTGCCTGACAGCGTATTCGTGTTTGTCGTTCTGCTCGCACTGCCCTGTATGGTGCTGGTTCCTGAAAACTCACTGTCGGTTAAAATGGCTCGCAATGACGTGTGCACTAGCAGACGCTCAAAAGTTGCGTTACCTACTCCGTAAGCATACCCGCTGCTGGCATCGGACAAAAACCCGCCTTGACCGAGCGCGTTGTCTGCGTGCCACATGTTGTCGATTTCTTTGTGCAGTCGGTGGCTGTTTGCTGATCTGTTATCGGGATTAAAAACACAGTCTAGCAGAATCAAGTTATCTACGTTCTGGAACCTGTTGTTCTGACCATCACTCTCTAATCTTACATTGCCGAACAGCCAGTTATTCTGCGTCCCGGTAGGCAATGTGAATACTGCCCAAGAATTATTAGTCTGCCCTTGTTGATCAATAGTGCTGTTCGTGATAATGAGTCTTTCAGCACTAGTGAAGTTCCCTGTGTCGCCGTTGCTTCGAGCATAGATATCGTTGAAGATCATATCTGTTCCGCGGAGTCGGATTCTCCCTCCGGTACTGGTGCAGATGATATTCCCGCCTGTCCATTTCACTCTGTTCATATCGACTAGATCAAAGTCTCCAGTAACGTTCAGTTGCGCAGAATTGCTCATCTGAATTTCGAGGTCTGAGCCTGTCGGAGAGAAAGATCCAGATTGTGTACCGAAGCTCGCGGGGATAGTGATTCGTAGTTGACTCTGATTCAGATAGTTTTGAAGCTCAGAAGCAGTATTTGCAGTAACATCTGTGAGAACCCCTTGCGGCTCTGTAGCCCACTGAAATGTACCATCTGTTACCCACGCTGGCGGGGTCCTGCTTTGCCCGGCTGTCGCTAGTTCTGTTGTATTGCGAACTGTGTAGATATCGTACGGAAGAGCGCCGAAATCTTGTGTAGTCGCAGAGACGCTTGAGGATTGAGCCGACTCGTTACCAGAATCGTCTGTAGCTGTTACGGTGTAGTAATAAGTCGTGTTAGCACTACGTCCTGAATCGGTGAAGTCGCTTGTGGTGACCTCACCGTCTACGGTGACCTTCCCAAAGGATACGTTATCAGTACTCCTGTACACACTGTAATACGAAAGATCAGATTCCGAGTTATCGTCCCAGTTCAGAGGGACTGTTGATTGGGTTGTAGCGCCGGAAGCTAGCCCAGTAGGAACAGCGGGTGCTGTAGTATCAGGAGCAGTTACTGTGAACTGAACCTGGACATCTGTGGTTGTTAGCCCGTCGTCTGCACGAAGAGTAAAGGTATCCACGTCAACTTCGGATAGCGTTCCGCTAAGAGTTTCGTTCCGTGAACCTGTTAAACTCAAGCCTGCTGGGAGTGTACCTGTAACCAGTGAGTACGTCAGGGAATCGCCGTCGGAGTCTGCGCATACAGCATCAAGATCGATATTAACCGCCCCGCCTGTTTCACCTGATTGGTTCCCTAAGGCCCATACTGGGGCTGAGTTAGAATCCGTGGTCGCGAGGGCTGGGCCTGCGTTCGGGGAGTTATTCCCCTCAGCGTCAAACGCTGAGACCTCGAATGAGTACTGGGTACCCGGGGATAAGCTCAGAACTGTGTACTGGGTATCTACTGTGGTATCCAAGGGGGATCCGTCTTGGAACACTTGGTAGCCTGTAACGCCGACGTTGTCTGTTGAATCGGTCCACGTAAGATCAATCCGGGTCGCTGAGACTGTCGTAGCCTGCAGAGAGCCTGGGGTACTTGGGGCTTCTGTATCGCCACCTTCTTGAGGGGCTACTGATCCTACGACGCGCACTTCGTACTCATGGATGTAATAAACTTCACTGTCTGGGTTCTCCTGAACGAGGACGTTGCAGTTCTCGATAGCTTCTCGTTCTGCTGTGTGTTGGGATTGATAAACCCCATCAAGATATGTTCGGTAGTACCTTCCGGTAGCTGTGTATTCGAAAGGCATCTAGGATCCTTTTATTTTTGAAAGAGTTCGTAATCCGAAGGTTCCGGCTACGATACCGACCACGGACCACATGTACCACTCGGGGAATTCTTTGGTTGTTGCGAAAGCGTCTTTAACACTATCGATCAGGACCGGATCCTGCTGGACTGCTGCATAGAACACAAGGATCAATGGGATCGTGAATACTATCGTGAGGTACTCATCTTTCCATGAGGTCTTCATGTCTGAAGCTGAGATCTGATCGAGTTTCGCTCTCTCGATATCGATCTCTGATTTAGCTTCGATCAGTTTGAGTTCAGTCTGTCGCTTAGCTTCGGTCTTGGCTTTCCTGTGGCCGAACCAGCCTTTCTGATCGTGACTGGGAAAC